CCCGTACCCGTACCCGTACCCGTATCCCCAAAAGAAACACCTGTACCTATCTCTTCATCTAGATTGTCCGAAACCGAAAAAATGGAGGGGTTCGACGAATGGTGGTCTCAGTATCCGAGGAAGGAAAACAAGAAGAAAGCCGCCGACATCTGGAGAACGCTGAGCGCCGAAGACCGTGCCGCCGCCATTGACCGCCTGCCGATCTTCCTACCGCGCTATCTCAGCGACGATCCGCAGTTCACCCCGCTGCCGACCACCTGGCTCAACGGCCGCCGATGGGAGGATCAACCACTACCACCGAAGACGTTACGCGTGACAAACGGCCGGGTCGACTTCGCCGCCAAGGCCAAGGAACGCACCAGACAGGAGGAATCTGTGATTGAAGGGAGCTGGCGATGAACCTCGTTGATACCGGCCACCTGCTCAACCGCATCCAGGACAGCTACCCGAATGTCCGTCTCAGCGAAACCGCCGTCGATACGTGGCATGAGATTCTTGGTGGACACCCGACGCCGCTGGTCTACGCCGCCTTCCGCATTTGCGCCGACCGATCACCCGAGTTCGCGCCATCCGCCTACGCCATCCTGGGAGAGATCGAGCGATCCATCGACGACGCCCCCAGCCCGGATGAGGTCTGGCTCGGCATCATGCGCGTCGTCAAGGAGGTCGCGAACCCCGATCACCGGACCAGAGGTATCCGCATGATTGCCGAGATCGACGCCGATGCCGCCACGATCATCGACGAGGGCATCACATGGTTCGCCCTCTGCTCCACCGACACGGCCAAGCTGGACCACACCTACCGACGATTCGCCGCCATGCTGACCGATGTCCGCGACAAGCGAAAGGTCAAGAACGCCATCGAACCGTTCAAGGAACCGAAGATGACAAGTGGCAGCACCGGGTTCCGAAAGCTCACTGCCCAATCATCCACGGAAGACCACCGCATTGCGATTTCTGATGCCCTTCCTGCCACGTTTGGGGAGGAACTCGGGTCATCAGTCATCGAACACAAAACGTTCGTCTCCGATGACGAGGACGATTACTACCCGGAGGTTGACGAATGACAGCGCACGAACCACCCCAAGGACCGCAGCTCTATCCGGTCACGGCATGGAACGAGCACATCAGTCACGAGTGGGACGAGATTCTGGACCGGCTGGATCACATCGAGCACGTATTGCTCAGCAACGCCGAGCGGATTCGGGAGTTGATCGAGATTTTGAAGGAGCGGACATGAGCGAGGATCAGGATGCCGTCGTCGTGACGAGTTATGGCGAGATCATTGAGTTGCCGGAGCCGGTCGCTGCCTGGTTCCGGGCCGCGAAGGAGGAGCAGGAGATTCACCGCATCCAGTATTGTGCGAAATATCACAAGGACCCCGAGACCTTTACCGGATGCCCGGGCTGCGGGAACACGGGGATCAACTATACGAGCGACCTGCCCTGCTACTGCAAGTACAGCATCCCGCACCTGAAGCGGATTCACGACGCGGAAGAACGGGAGACGCATCGGTTGGCGCAGATTGCGCACCAGCCACGGAGGGAATCATGAGAGTGCTGGTGGCCTGTGTACCCGACCGAGCGGCAGTTGTCGCCTTTGTAGCCGAAACACTGGAGCTCTTCGCCTATGCGGACGCGCTGACCGAGGGCGATGACACGACACACGGCGAGTGCGCCGAGCATGTGGTCGGCGCACTCGAATCGGCCGGATGGCTGAAGACAACTCAGGAGGATGCAGTGTGAAGGACTGGCCCCATTTCCCGGAAGACCAATTGCCGTTGTTCGAGATGCCCGATCCGATCAAGCAGGACAAGACCGACCAACCGACGGAAACCCGACGCAGTCCAACCGTCCAGATCGCGACGAACATCTGCCCTCGCTGCGGAAACGAACGGACGAAGGGACTGCCCTGCCCCCACTGTGCGGGAGACTGGCTGTGACCATCATGATCTTCTTTGCCATCTGGACACTGGGCTGGTATCTGATCAAGCGAGGAGTGGAGAGATGATCTGGGCATGGGAAGGAGCGAAACCACACATGGCAAGCAATACGACGAATGACCAGCCCCATCCGGCCGCGACCGAGGCGGCGGCATGGAGCGATGGTGAATTGATCGGGTCGCTTCTGAATGGGGCCGTTGACCTTTTTATCGCCCGAGGAAATCAGCACACCACAACCGCCATTGAGACACGAATGGCGGACCAGTACGCGGAGTTGCAACGCCGCCTCACCGCCGCCGCGACGCCGTCCGGGCAGGTGGTGGTGGATGCCGAACTGGTGCGGCAGGCGTCAACGGCAGCGCGGCTTGTTGCGAATTGGGGCGACGACAAACACCCACTGGATCGGTCGTACTGGAACGGACTAGCAGACCGTCTCTCCGCCCTCACAGGAGCCGACCGATGACGGCGCCACCGCAGCCCACGCCCGCGCCGGTCGATCTGGACGCGCTTGCGGCCGAACTGGAACGGTCCGGGTGGAAACGAGAAGGCGGACCAGTCATTGAGCTGATGCGCTGGCAGATTGACGACATGTGGTTCCGCGAGATTTCGTGGGGCGAACCGCCGTTACCGTCCGATCCCACCGACCCGTTTGCCTTGCAGATGTGCATTAGCGACGGCGAGCACGGATACACGCCGATCTCCCTCCAAGACCCCATTTGGCAGCACGCACTCGACCTGATACGCCGCCACACCCAGCCCACGGAAGGAGCAACTGAATGATCACCGAGCGCGAACTGTTCAAGCGGGAATTGCAGGCCCAACTGCCGGACCTGCGCGTGATCACCGAGCCGACCGATATGCAATGGATTCTCGACGAGGATGGGCGCTTGCTCGCTGTCCTCTCTGATGCTCGGGTGCTTCGTAATCCCGAACTCATGCAGGCACTCAGCCGGAGCCTCGACGGCACATTGACGTATTTCGCCCTCGTCGCCAGGGAGGATGAGCAGCGATGACGACCCAACCGACCGACCCCCGCCCGGCCGCGACCGAGGCGGCGATGAGTGAAGGGGAATTGTTACTACTCGGTGCCTTACACGCCTACTTCCGGGGATGCGACCTGATGCGCTCCCGAGCGACCTTCGATGAGGTACGCGACGTGATTGAACGCTACGGAGACGGCTATCGCCTCACCGTCGCCGCGTCGCCGTCCGGGCAGGTGGTGATCCCGATTGAACTTGTGGAGAGAGCAAAGGCGTGTCCGGTCGGTACGGGATCGGATGTAGCGTGGGAGCGAGCACAGATCGTTCAACTTGTCGCCGCGCTCACTGACGAGAGCGACTGATGCCGAGATTTCAGGTCGAAAGGGGGAATGAACCCGATGTATCAGTGGACGGATGAGCGCTACAACCCGGCGGTCGTGGCCCGTATTCAGGACCGCTTCCCGCTGCGGATCAAGGTCCGCCATATCCGCGATGAGCGCACCGGCGTGGTCACCAACTGGCGGCAGCACAGCCGCTGGAATCGCGCCGCCGGGCAGCGCGTCTGGCACGATCAGGTCAAAGTCGTCTGGGATATCCCCAGCGAGGACTACAAATGGGTCCCACGCGGGGCGCGTGAGAGCTGGGTCGATGTCGCCAATGTGGAGGTCATCTGATGGCGAAAGGAAAGGCATACAGCCGCCAGCGGACCGTTGACGGCATCGTGCAGAAACAGTGCCCGGTCTGCGAGCAGTGGATGCCGCTCACGGACTGGCCGCGCTGGTCGAGTGGGGTGATGAAGGATTCGTGCAGCCCGGCCTGCACCCGCATCAAGCAGCGCCGGTACTATCGCGCCGATCCCAGCCGGCAGCGCGCCGCCATGCAGCGCTACAACGCGTCCCACCGCCCCCAGTCCGCAGCCCTGAGCGAGGCCACGGCGCGGCATGACGGCGAGTACGTGGTGCTCACCGTCTGCACCACCGAGGGCGAGATGCAGGTCCGGATCAAACCCAGTCAGGCAAATGCGCTGGCGTACGATTTGCGGACGGCATCGTATCGGGCGTCTGAGACACGCTGGGCGCTCATGCGGGAGGGCAATGGCTATGACGATGACTGACACGGCGCGGCGGGTAAAAAGTGGCGTACGAATGCGGTATAATTACGGGAACGGCGCGAGTGCTGGTAACACCCACGCCGCCCCTAACGCTAGCCCTGAGTCACCAGGAGCCAACGCTATGACGCATTCTAAATCCCCCTCGCTCGTTGCCCGATTCTGGCAGAAGGTCCACAAGACAGACGGCTGCTGGGAATGGACCGGATTCTGTGACAAGGCTGGATACGGTCGCATCCGAGAAGGAGGTCGATCAACTCCTGTCCTCTACGCGCACCGCCTCAGCTATGAAATTCACGTTGGCGAGATCCCATCCGGCCTTCACTTGGATCATCTGTGCCGTAATACCCGCTGTGTAAACCCGAGCCATCTAGAGGCGGTGACTCCCCGCGAGAATGTCATGCGAGGGGTCTCCCAAAATATTCAGATCGCACGATCCGACTGCTGTATGCGCGGCCATCCTCGGACGCCCGAACATGGGCGTTACTTTGAGGGCGCTACCTACTCCCGCCGATGGAACTGTATGACGTGCAGGCGTCTACGCCGCAAGGGGCTGGCCTGATGTTGACTGAGGCGGATGTCCAGCGTGGAATTCGAGACTTGCTTGAGAGACTCGGCTTCGCCGTATTTCACACGCGCTTTGCCATCGGATCGGACACCGGCTTTCCCGATGTGGTTGCGCTCTCGGCGGACGGGTTGATTATCGCTGTCGAGTGCAAAGGACCGAAGGGGCGGATTCGACCGGGGCAGCGGGAATGGATCGAGCGATTCGCGCGAGTGCCGAGCTGCCTGGTTGCGGCTATCGTCGGCCCCGAGTCGGGCAAGGACTGGATCGGCTATGACGAGGCGCTGGAATTGATCCGCTTTGAGGTTGAGGATGTTCGGACTGTTCACATCACGGAGGCAAGTTGACATGGCAACTGAGACGACCTGGGAGATTGCGCACGCGGACGGCACGACCACGGTTCACGCCGGGGACCAGTTTCAGCTCCCGGACGACCCGGAAGACATGACGTGGGAGGTGATCAGCTCTGAGCGTGAACCGGTTGAAAGCGAGTACGGCGATGGCTGGTGTCCGTCATTGCGCTGCCGGCAGATCGGCGGCGACATGACGCTCTACGCGGCTGATCGCAACGAGGACGGCACGATTGACCTGTGCGGGGACGCGGTGGCCGCTGCGATCTCTGCCAATGGGAGGACACGCTGATGAACGAGCAGGACTATCTCGACAAACTGCAAGCCACGCTATCCAACGCGGAGATTCCCGTCAGCGCAACCGAATTGATCGAAGGGCTGATCAGCGCGTTCGTGATCGTGCCGCGTGCTGTTGTGGCACGGGCGACGGGCGGAACACCGGCAGAGGAGCAACTGCTTGCCGACCTGCTGTTCCCGGACTTCCTGATGGATCGTATGACGGTGACGTTCAAGTGAGCGACCACACGGCGGACCAGCCGACCCCGGCGGGCAGCGCGACCCCGAAGATGGCGTTCATCAAGGAGAAACAATGAGTCACTACACCACTATGGATGCCGGGATCATCTGGGGATACATTGAACGCTATCCCGACCTCATGCACCAGATCGCCGTTGAGCTGGGCTATCACAACCCACCGCTGGGCGTTCCCTTGGAGGACGCCGACTCCGAGGAACAGTGGTTCGACAAGCTGCTCGGCCTCTACTGGTTGGCCGATCAACCAGCGACCAGCCGGAACGGAGCGCGGGCGGCAAAGATCTGGGTCAAGACGGCGGGACATTCCTGCCAGTCCACGGGCGATCTGGTCGACCTGATCCAGTTGCGGTTAAGCGAGCGCCGGGAGGCCGGGATCGTATGAAGCTGCTCTTGCCCATCACGCGGAACTGTCGTGTCTGCGGAACGCCCTTCACCCCGAACCGTATGGGTATGCCTCGCCGCTACTGCGGAAAACGATGCTACCGCAAGGCCGCATTGATCGCGGAGTGGAACAAGAAGGCGAAGCGATGATCACGAGTGAGGACGAAGAGCTGATTATGCGGTCGATCCATGTCGTTAAGATGGAGGGAGATAGCGCGCCATGGCACATCACGTTTCACCCGACCCATCGCCCGGACTGGATGGAGATCGAGGCGATCATGACCACCGAGGGGGACGCCTACTTCCATCCGGACTGGCTTTGCCCGAAGGAACAGATGATCGTGCGGGGGAATATCGAGTGGGTGATCGACCAGCCGCCGCCGAGTATGAACTGATGCGAGAAAATGCGGACATCTGGGAGGAGATCAAGCGGCTCGGATGGCAACTGACTATGAACAAGATCCCGTGGGAGGACCAGAACGGTCAGCTTGTGGATCGCATGTATTGGGCGGGAACACTCGACACGGATACGAACCGATACATGGCGTCCGGCTCCACATGTTTCGTCGTGATGCAGGCGCTCTGCGCCATGGCTGCGGGATTCCCCGTCGACCTCGATGACCTTGAGTCCATCTACGGCGAGGGGCGATTATCGGCGGCGGGGATTGCGCCGCGCCGTCGCTCCGCGCAGGGGATCGGGCAATTCGATTAATCCCAATGCGTTTTTGACCACCACAATCGCATCCTGCCCCGTGGGATCGCCCGTGATCAGGTAGTCGTAGATGTCGACCACGTCGATCTGATCGGAGAGCTTCTGCTTCTGCATCAGGTCGCCCACCTGCTTGTCGTAGGACGTGAAGAGATGCCAGTGCTCGGTCTGGATGCGCAGGCCGAGCGGGCGTCCGGTCTGGGTCCGCCACACGATGAAGTCGACCACGGCCCCCCCAGGTTCCGCCCGTCCGCCGATGAATGGCTGCTGATAGGTCCAGTCCGGGGGCGCGCCGATGAACGGGGGACCACTCGTGCGGGGATCACCCTCGACCGTGATGATATGCCACAAGGCCCAGTAGATGATCCACTCGGTATAGGACACGGTCGGCCCGCCATAGCCCGCCGGCATCGGCCCCGGACCGCCATGCACATCGCTCTTCTCCAGCATCGAGTACTGGTAGAGACGAGGACCACGGGGCAACTGGGAGAAGGTCCGGATCGTAGCTGGACGCTTTAATTGCCTCATGTCAGAATTGGGCAGGTATTTCGACTATCGAGAGCGAGCGCATCCCCTGCTGGCTGTCCGATCCGAAACGAACCCCGCCGTTCTGCGCCGTGAAGACCCGGTAGGTGTAGGGGCCGAAGCGCATCAGGCCGAAGTGGTCGGCCGAGGTGAGGGCATCAATCCACTCGGTCAGCTCCTGGGGACTCAACTGCCCATCGGTGGACCCGTTGGTGCAGTTCACGGTCAGGGTGAAGGAGTCGTTGCTGCTCACCGTCTTCAGGAAGCTCAACGCGAAGTTGGTGATCATGGCCGGTTCGTTGTTTGACTGACCCGTGATCTCCCAACGTAGCTGGATCTTCTCGAAGGGCATCCCGGTATAGAGCGTCGTCTCCGGATGACCCGGTGCCGGAGTATCAATGGCAATTCCGGTGCCGAACGGCGCGGTATAGCGCCCGTCTTCCATCCGTCCCTGCCAGAGCAAAGTCCAGGTACCCTGATCGGCCCGGTACAGCAGGCGGAACGTCTCGCCTGATGGTGTGCTGTAGGACTTGGCGTGCTCAATGGTGAACTGGCAGGCGTTCGCGATCTTGGTGTAGCCGTACATGTCGGCATCGAACCAGCCCGACTCCCAGTAGTAGTAGTATCCGATGCCGAAGTCCGTGCCGCTCTCCGTCCCAGCTCGCGGGTTGGCCCAGTCAATCGGCAGGTCCATCCCCTGCGCGCCGCCCGTGTCCCGGTCCCAGTTCAGCGAGTAGTTCTGGGAAACCCCGGACGATCCGCTCGACCGCGAGGTAACCAGGCGCTTCACCGCGACCGGCGTCTCGCCAATCTTGCCGTGGTACTGGTCGCTGGTCGGAATCGTATTCGCGTTCTGGGACACATCCTGTGCCCAGATGCATGACCATCCCGATCCGCTGAACTCATGCACGGAACTCTTCGCCCCGTAGGGATTCGACCCGCCGCTCTTGTCTTCTCCCCGGACAAGGGCATAGAGGCCGTTGTATCCCGCTGCCAGATCCGTGATATAGCCCCGGTACTCGACCGGAATGCCATCATCGCGATCCAGACCAACCGCCATCCAGGTACCGCCCGAGTAACGGAAGACGCCCATCCCAATCGCAATGAACAACTGGCCCTGCCAGACCGCCGCCGCCTGCACCCGCCGCCCATGGGACGGCCACTCGAAGTCAATCGGGAACAACTCCGGCCCATCGGGGTCGAACTGGAACATCTCCCGCTCGGTGAGGACAAACACCGCAGGCTCATCGCGGCGGTCGTAAAAGGTGAGGATGTCGCGGATGTAGTACTGGCGGGGCAACTGGAAGGTGATGTCGTAGGCGGTCCAGACAGGCGGTGCGGCATCTGCTGTCCAGTAAATGCGCCCGCCCGTGGTGACGCCAAGCAGCTTGTTGTCATAGACCGTAAAGGCCCGGAACTTGGGGGTCGCGACGTTATTGGCCGCAGCCGACGCCTCACTGATCCAGGCGTAGCCCGAGGTGCCCATCGGCACATAGAAGGCATCGGTAACACCTGCCCCGGAGAATCCCTGACCACGGGCCGTGGGCGCAATCGTCATTCCGGGAGCGGAAGCATTGACGAGGATCGAACCTGGCATTGGCGAGATGGTGCCCGACTCGGACGAGCACTTGTAGAGCGTGGTTCCGACCGAAACGATCAGGGAAAAGCGATCCGGCGTGGCGCAGTACATGTCCCCGAGGACCTGATGCACGCCCGCCGCTATGACGCTCGGTTCCTCGATGTAGTAGCCCCGGCTGAACTGGGCCGGATAGCGTGTGATCATCGTCGAGAAGCTGTAGCGCCCCTCGTCGGTGCCTTCTTTTAGGGTGTAGACGCCGTGACCACCCGAGAGATTGCTGATCTGCCACGAGGAGAGAAGGTCATTGTCATCCTTGCTGGGATCGCCAAAGAGCATCTTGGGTTGGAAGCGGGCGAGATCGCTGAACTGGATCGCCCCATCCGTACCCGCCAGCGGCACGCGTACCCAGCCCCGGTCGACATCGGCCCCGGACAGGAGCATGACTTCGCGGACGGCCGGTTGTCCATCCATTACGTTCTCGCTTGCACAAGGAATGAATCGTGGAAGAAGGTGGCGTCACTGCCCTTGGCGACCGCGAAGTGGAGGTGATAGCGGCCGGGTGTCGCTCCCGCCGTGATCTGGGCATCCCACGTCAGGTCGGTCGAGTTGTAGGTCAGCGACCCGGTATTCGCGGTTGATACCCCGTGGTTATCCATGATCGTGTACGTGATCGACGACGGCACCTGGGTCGTGCCATTGAGCAGGGTGCCGTCCTGCTTGAGGGACGGCACCCGCCAGCGAAAGCGCATCGAGGTATAGAGCGCATTCTGCCCAGGCTCGTAGTAGGGAGATCCGTAGGTGATCGCCATTACGGCTGTACCACCGGCGCAGGGCTGTTCGTGGCCCCCGCCTGCTCGGCATTGTCGACCAGCTTCTGCGTGCTCTTCGGACTGAAGACAAAGGTCCGGATAATCGGGCCAAGCAGGAAGATGACGCCCACAAGGGGAGCCACCGACGAGATGACCGCGTTCTTCTGCTCGTCGGTAATGTCCGCCCCGAACGCGATCAGCGTGCCGATCACGGCTACCAGGAAGGCGGTCACGGTCGAGATGATAACGGCGGGTTCAGTCTTCATGAACGGAGCACTCCCGGCAGGACAATGGTCAGCGTGTCGCTATCCACCAAGAGGTCCACGACCTTGACGATGGTGATACAGACCACGATGACGATGATCAGGTAGAGCAGGTACATCAGCAACCGTTCGACGCTCATCACTTCAGCTCCTTTGGTTTGGCGTTGCCCGTCTTCCACGGACACCAGCCTCCCTCGAATCGATAATAGGTTCTCTGATCAAAGGTCTTGATCTCTGCGAGGCGGGGCCACTCGCCGGTGACCTTGCCCCGTTCAACCCACATTTGACTAACCGGCCCATTCGGATCGAACTTGGGGCCGAACAACCATTCGGCCACGCCATCGTCCATGCCGTCAGGATAGGTAATTGCCACGGGTGGTTCCTCCGGTGGTGGGACCGGCTCGTACTGTCCGGTCTGATACTTCTTCAGGATCGCAATGGTGAGGTCGATGATGTGATCGGTGGCATCCATGACCACGATGCCGGGACAGATCTTGCCGGTTCCCTTGCAGAACTCCTGGTGCCAGCGCACGAAGCTGAATCCGTCTGTCGGCGAGATCGGGTATGTATCCCACGGGATCTCGTACTGATCGGCCCAGTAGGCGGACAATTCGGCCACGCTGTAAAAGGTGGACTCGCTGACCAGCGTATCGTAGGTCTTGCCACTGATCTCGATGCTGGCCTGATCACGGTTGACGGCGTTGATGCCGTACTTGTTGACGAATGCCAACCCGTCGCCATACGCGCCGTTTACCGGACCGGAGGCCCACCCGGACTGGATGCCGAGGGGATCGTTCCAGCGGATGATCAGGCCATCGTTGACTTCCCCGTCCTGATAGGAGGTGCCCACGCCGTAATCGGTGAGAGCATCGGTCGAGGGGAAGCGGAAGTAGGCGTCGGTTCCCCAGAGCGTGCCGATCATTCTATGAAGTACAATACCCTTAACGGTCCTTTGACCGAGATTATTTTGACCATGCCCCTCTGCTTTCTGGATTGGTCTGTCCAGATAAGAAGGATGCGGAACATTCCCGAAGGTGATGCTAGTCATGATTGAGGTTCCCCTGAGCAAAGGCAAGGTTGCCCTCGTAGACGATATCGACGCAGACCGCGTCATGCAATTCAAGTGGTCTACCACGTGGAGCGGTAGACGATGGTACGCATATCGCACTACTGGAGGACGGTCGCATCAACAGAGAACATACCTGCACCGATTCATCTTGGATGTCACCGAAGACGAATGGGTCGACCACGTTGACGGCAATGGACTCGATTGCCGAAGACACAACATACGGATCGCTACTCCGTCGCAGAACGCTGCCAACTGCGGACCTAGAGCGCGAAACCGAATCGGATACCGAGGGGTCGGTTGGAGCACCAAGGAAGGGAAGTGGATCGCTCAGATCCAATGCAACGGGAAGAAGGAACGGATCGGATGCTTTACCGATCCCGTCGAAGCAGCAAAGGCCTACGACGCCAGAGCGCGGGATCTGTTTGGTGAGTTCGCTTTCCAGAACTTTCGCTGAGTTCATCAGAGTTCTCCGTACTGGTGACGGTACTGGCTGAGTTCTTCCTGCATCTTGCGCATGTCCTTGCGTCGTTCCCTGCCTGAGCGGCGCTCTGGCCCATTGTACGAAGTCGGCGGATCATAGTCATCAGAGGAGCGGTGCCCGGCCGCTGCCGCCTGGACCCGGCGATCCTCGGCGACGTGAATCTCAATCGCCTGCCAGATCGTCGCCGCGAGCAGGATGATCAGGGAGATCCGCGATTGCCAGACCGAGACGTGCAACCCAGGGTAGAGCGTGTAGACGAAGGCGAGGAAGAAGACGAGGCCGAAGGCGTAGTCGAAGAGGATGATCGACCAGCCGAAGCGGTCGATGAAGCGCGCCCGCCGCTGCATCCGGCTGCCCCGGTAGATCTTGAAACAGGTCAGGGTGAACACGACGGCGAATTCCTCGATGGCGTCGAACCCCTGCGGCCAGTGCGGAGAGAGGTCACTCCAGCTCACGATGCTTCCTCCGGTTTGGTCGCATCATGTCCTGCATCGGAATATTGCTTTCCTCCATCCTCCGATTCGCCTCTCGAATCGACGCGGCCACATCGCCCAGCCTGTCTCCAACCCGGTCCATAGCGGCACGCAACTGGCGCGTCTCGTCGACCAGGGTGCTATCGTCACTCTTCTCGGTCTTCAGGCCAAAGTACTCCAGCAGGCGCACCATTATGGTCCCCGCTGCCTGGCCCGGCGCTCCTGGCGCTTCAAGAGGGCCATCTTCAACTCCTCGACTTCGCGCTGCATCTGCTCGGCGTGCTCGTGGAGTTTGACCGCTTCGGCCTTGTCCTCGTCGTGCCGGAGCTGCAATGCTGAACGGGCTTCGTCCCGCTCCTTCAATGCTGACTCGTAGATCCATCCCGGAACCATCCAGCGTCTGTGCAAGCCGAACAGCACGACGGCAAGTGTACCCAGCAACACCCCGGATGCAGATATACCGTTCGTAGTGAGCAGCCATTTGAGCAGTGACTCCATCCGGCATTGCTAACTGTCCAACCGGACCACGAGCAGCGCGGTCACGTTCGCCGTGGTCGGCGTCCATCCCGAGGTGATCAATTCACACCCAACTCGCTGACCAGCATTAAAGGAAACCCCATTTGCCCATGTTGTCAGGACTGAATGACGGGATGTATTGGTGGCGTCCAGTGTCGGGTTTCCCCCGGTGAAGCTGGTGCCCGTGCCGCTGATCGTCGGTCGCAACTGCGCGGTTCCCGCCGTACGCCCGGTATCACTCTGGATGAATCCGCCAACCACCCGCCCTGCGACCGGCATGTACCACGATCCCGTGGTGCCAATGGACACAGCAGTGGTGGTATCGAAAAACATCGAGAAGAGGTTGCTGGTGGCGGTTCCCGGCACGTCATTGAGGAAATACGGTCCCAGCGTCATCGTGATATTGCCGAGCAGGGACACGTTGGCTTCGTAGTCGGGAGATTCGCTGACCACGAAATCGTCTCCCCCGAAGTCCATCACCGAGATGCGGTCTTCCAGCGTCACATCCGCCACCTGGATCGCGATCCCGTTCATAGCCCGGTAGGAGATCGTGCCGTCCTCGTTCTTGCCAACAAACATCACGGTGTCTTCGTCGCCCGCTCCGGTGGCCGGGTCGAGGCGAATCTGACCGCGCATGCTGTCGGTCACCGTGGGCAACGGGTTGCTGGTGTCGAGCTTCAGGTACGGCGTCGACCGGCGCGCAGTCATTACGAGATCCGCGATGGCGCAGAGGATGGCTGGCGGCGGGTCCGGATCAGCGTCATCCGGTTCTCGGCTTCAGCCTGGAAGGTCAGAACCTGCTTGCTGCGCAGGCCGGTGATATCGCGATCAAGGCCCATCAGACAGAGGTGGTAGCAGGCCCGCGCCGTCAGCCACTCCGGGTTGATCTTGGTGGTATCGGAGTAGGTCGAGAGCTGTCCCGGCTTGCCCTCACCAAGGACCCGCACGCTCATACCGTCGATATTGGCGCGGAGATCGAGGTCGTTGACGATGATCTGGTTGGCGTACTGGTCCACCTGCCAGCCCGGATAGGAGCGGTGCTCGGCGGTTTCAATCGGCCACCACTGCCCCACTTCGTCCTGCCACTCGACCGCGTAGACCTCGTTGATCGTGCTGGGAATGGTCAGCGTTCCGGTGGCGGAATTGAAGGTCGAGGTCGAGGCGGCGATCAGCTCGCGGTAGATCGGGTAGGCATCTTCAATCGCCATGTTGATCGCCCGCTTGTACTCGGGATAGGTGTATCCCATGCCCCGCTTGTTGATCACGACGGCCGTCACCGCTGCCGGGACATTGCCCGCCGTGGCCGGGTCGAAGGTGACCATGTGCTGCGCGTGCGAGCAGGCAACGATGCTCTTGACCTGACCCCGGTAGGTGCCTGAGGTGATCACCATCTGGCGGCGGGTGAGGTCTTCGTTGCCGACCGGGATATTGATCACGTCGATGAAGGTGACCGTGCTCCCGGCGTCGGTTGATTCGAGCAGGACCGCGTCCCCGAGCCGAAAGGCGACCCGGGTAATCAGTTCCTCTAAGGTGGTGCTGCGGACGGCATCTGTCATGAATCCACTATACCCTAGGCAATCCGCACCGCGAACCGATACGCCCCACCGCCGTAAGCAATCGTGGCGCTGTCCTTGTTCCAGGTCGATCCGAACTCATCGACGTAGTTGACCGGCACGCGGGTCATCGACTTAGCCGCTCCGGTATCGAGCTGGTAAGCAATCGGCGTGGTCACCGGGTTGGTCACGGCATACGTCGAGAAGGCGTCGTTGGCGACGACCGCGATCCAGTACAGGCCCTTACTCAGCGCCGTGCTGCTTATCGTGCCGATCTTGACGCCGGTCGAATCAATCGCAATCTCTCCCGAGGCGACAATCTTCGTGCCCGCCAGTCCCGTCGTGTCCGGGGAAAAGAGGGCCGCCTTCGCCTTCTTTCCGCTGGCCGCCGCCTGCGAGACCGGGATCGCGAAGGCGTCAATGGTCACGTCCTTGGAGAAGTAGACCGGAACCGCCCAGCTCTGATTGGCGAGGTAGCCGATGTTGGACGAGACGGTGCCGGGAACCACGCCAACCCACGGGTCCACATAGAAGCCCGACTCATAGATTGGCAGGGCGGCCGGATTGATCGGGGCGGGGCTGACCTCGATCCAGGCCGACCCGTTGTACCGCTTCAGGACCATGGTGCTCGTGTTCAGCCAGTACATGCCGCTTGTGGGAGATCCAGGGGCGGATGTCCCTTCCTGGAATGGGGTGTGCAGGTTTGTTCCGGTAAGCGAGCTGTGCGCGGTCGTGGTCATGTCCTACTCCTAGGTGTACGAGACGTAATTCCCTGATCCATCGACGACGAAGCTTCCCGACCCATCGACCACGATCTTCGGCGCGGGGGTCGTTGCCCAGAGATGCGAATCCTTGGTTCCGGCGTACCAGACGCCGTCCACATAGGCGATAGAACGGCTGTTGGTCGGCGCGGTTTCCTGGTTGGTTCCCGACACGTTCTTGATGTTCATGCTGGTGTCGAGGTAGTAAAGATTGCCGTCGGTCCCGACCGTGTGATCCCAAACCGACGCGCCCGAAACGATGGTGGTCTGACTCGTGCCGTTGTGCTTGGCAAGGATCGACGCTGCCAAACCGGGATCGCCCGCCCCATAGAACGCCTCCGATCCGATCACCATTGGTCGCTTCATGCGGCTGGGTCCGCTCCCGGTGCTGGTCCACGACCCAAGGTCTCCGGTCGTGGTCTTGAGGACCGCTGTGTTGAGCGTTCCCCCGCCAAAGCTCGCGTAGAGCGTGCTGCCAAGAACGAACAGTCCAAAGACGCGATACGCGGCAGACGTTGAACGCTGCGTTCCGAGGTAACTATTCGGCTCGAATGTCGGATTACCGTTATCCCAGCGCATCCAGCCAATGCTTCCGCCATCATCACGCCACACGGCGTGGGCATTTGGGTTGCCGCTGGTGACCGGGTCCAGCCATGCTCCCGAGACGTACCGCTTTCCGCCGAAGTACGTAGCGCCATAGATGTGCCATGCCCGGATACCGCCATCAACCACCGTGATCGTACCGCTGGTATCCATGAACGCGACACAAGGGTAGGACCCAATCGCCGGATCGGTGTACGTGATAGCCAGTTCTCCGTTGACAACCTGCATGTCGTGAAACGAGTTGGAGTTGAGTTGTCCGTAATTGACGACACTTCCCGTGGCAATGTCCCACGCCACGAGATAGGCTGGGTCGCTATCTGTCGGGACGTTACAGGAGTAGTCACCGTAGGACATGAACAGCTTGCCGTTGAACAGCGTCAGCGTGGCGATGGTGTGCGCCCAGTCTCCCTGGGAGTTGAACGAACAGGTAACCGTGCCGATGTCGCTGATCGGGGGAATCGCGCCGTAGTCATACCATGTCATGTGCGTGCCTTGTCACTAGTCGCCACCAGCTTGTCCCGCTCCCTTGACGCTAAACGTATCGAACGAGCTGCCATCATCCGCGCCAGAGTGATAGAGGCCAACCCCCGTTCCGGTCAGTTGCGACTGAACGATGTAGGAGAGAATCGGCTCGTTGTTGAGAAAGGTGTGGATCATGCTGCCCACGCATTGCACCTTCAGGGTATAGGCAGTGTTGTCCGCGTAGTAGACGCCGATCATCTGCCGGGTTGTAGCGAGTGCCGACCCAGACACGATTTCCCACAACTCAATCTCATGATTCATCGGCTGACCCGGATCGATCAGGACCCGCACGTAGATGTGGTTATTCGCATCGACTACGCGCACGGCCACTCCGGCGAGGAGGCGATCTCCGGACGGCTTGGTGGTGACCGCCACGCTCACCTCATAGTCAGCCTCTCCCGCATCAATGGTGGCGAAAAACTCCACCTCCGCCCCGTTGGTGTTGGTGTTTCGCGCCCGGTTGGAATTGATCTCCCAGCCCGAACCCTGGACCGCCCAGGTCTTGCCTCCGGTCGTCGTGGTCCGTCCGGAGAGGGGGGTGCCGTTGGCGGCGGTGAAGTCGTCGGTGGCAATCGTGCTCCCCGTCGAGAAGATGCTCGGCGTCGATCCGCTCTGGAGATCGGTCGGGAGGGTGACGGTGTGCGGGCACGCATACACGTCGTCCCAGCGAGCGCCAACAGGCGCAACGGCCCATGATCCGAATCCGATGCCGGTCCCAGTCAGGGATGCGGCCCGCGTGTCCTGCACCCAGTCGAGCAGGACATCGCCATTGATGATCATCTGAATGCGATCACCCTTGGTCCGAATCCGCAGATCAACAATCTGTCCCGCCGACAGCGCAAATGGGTAGTTGCCTACCACTCCGCCTGTTCCGGCGTTGACCGAATAGACCCATGCCGACCCGCTCAGGAAATAGACCATGTCGTAATTGGTGGCATCGGTATAGCGGAAGATGCACTCAATCTGGTCACTTGCGGTGGTCCCAACAGTAATCAACCAGCGCCACTCGGCATCACCGCTGGCGGCTGCCCCAGCGCGGGTGAATTGCGCCCGGCCACCACTATTCGAGACGACATACGCCTTGCCGCTGATGACGCCGCCGACCCCACCCGAGGCGCTCCATCCTGCTCCGACAGAGGTGTTGGAGTCTGCTCGCGTAAAGCGGTCGAGGAACGAAAGCAGACCGGCATCCGTGGCCCAGGGGGTGATGGACAGAATTCGCACATCATCGAAGGCGTGCAAATGGGCCGGGCCAATGCGATCAAGCGCGCCGATATGGGGAAACATCGGGGTCGTCGTGGTCGTATCGTCGACCCAGAAGACGCGAGCATCCGGAAACTGGGGAATGCCGGGATAGTCGTTCGAATTGAGCACGCCGGTCTTGGTGTGCGCGGCATGGCTGCTGATCAGGTAGAACGCTCCCTGCGCCCGCAGGACAACGCAGACCAGATACTCCTCTGCCCGGACCGCGCCAAACTTGCCCACGTCGGGGGATCCGTTCAACGTGATCAACTTGCTTGGGATCGAAACGCGGGGGTATCCCTCGCTGTTGATCCAGTGATGCCCATTGGTCGTAGGATCGGTGACGGAGGTCGCGCTGGCCCAGCCAAACCCGAGATCCGCTTCCTTGTCCTGGACTTTGATGACGCCCCAGAGGGCAAGCCCATCCGCCCGCGTAAACCCAGCGTCCGCATTGTCGGTTCCGACGAACTTGCTGCTCCCCCAGGTGGGCGAGCTTGTCTGCCCTCCGCCCCGCATCGACCCGTCGATGATCTTATACAGGCTTCCGGTCAGCACGCGCTTGCCCGGCCCCGGGTTCGCGCTGCCGCTTGTGAGCGGGTCAACATTCGCGTCGCTGAACTGATCGCGGAAGAGGAAGTTAGCAGGCATCGTCACAGTGGGAGCGGTCGCGGACAGGGCCATGGCCGAGGCGGCAGGAACCGTCACCGTCTTGGGAATCGTGGGAACGCTCGCCGCCCAGGCAATCGTCGGGCTGGTCGGGCGGATCTTCCCGTCCGGTGGCGTCGCCTTTCCGCCACTGCCAATCGGGAGGCCGATGATGATCGGCATTACGGCACCGTCTGGGTCAGGATACCCGCAGCGGGCCAGACGATATCGACTGTTTGCGCGGCCCACGAGGTGTTCACGCCGAGATCGATCCACAACAGGATCGGACTGGTGGCATCGACCGCCGTCTGGTAGTCGATCACCGCGAAGTAGCGCACGTTGGTCAGGGTCGTGGTCGCATTGCTGATATCGTCGGCGTCGAGCTTGGTCGTCTTGACACCGTCATCGGTGGTGGTCTTGTTGGCGAGGGCGATCCCATTCGCCGCCCATCCGGTGCCGGTCAGTTCGGCGGCCCGGATCGAGCTGAGGTAGATCGTGGTCGCCTGGGTGAAGGAGGCCGAGGAACTAAACGCCATCACGCGGATGTTGTCCGAGTCCCAGTCCACCTCCTTGTTGGCGATCTTGCTGCACGCTTTGGTGGGGATGGTGACGGTAACGGCCATTACTTGACTCCCCAGATATCGGTGGCTGAGGTGCCCGTCACCTTGACCCGCTTGAATTGCAGGGCGTGGATCATCCCGGCCGACAGAACGCCCGAGGGGATCACCACCTCATCGCCGTTGAGCAGGGTCAACGCCAGCGCGCCCGCCCCGGCAAAGGCGATGCCGCGATAGGGACCGATGAAGTTGGTGTTGTGCGGCGTGATCGCCTCAACGTCGTAGGCCGGACCGATATTGGTCGTGGCTCCGTAGGTTGGCATGGGTTCCTCCGCTGAGTGGAGGGGCGAGTCGCCCCGCCCCATGCCATCCTAGAACGTGGTCTGCTCGACCGTGACGGACAACTGGAACGTTTCAGCCGAGGCCGGAGTGTAGGCCGCCGCCGCCGTGATCACGGCAGTGAGCGACTTCGACCCCGATGCCGCCTGGAACCAGATCGGCGCGGAGAGCGCGCTAAAGGTGTAGCCGCCACCGGTGCCGCGAGCCGTCATGATCGTGAGCGCCACCTCACCAATGTAGCGGTCCTGCTCCGCATAGAGCAGGTTGAAGGCGGCATTGTCGGCCACGGCGGTCGGCGCGGTGTTGAAGAAGAGGACCGTAAAGGTCGCGTTGGTGACGGTCGTCCCGGACTTGAAGAGACGAACCGCCAGAATCCGTCCGCCCCCGGCATTGTTTCGGGTTGCGTTCGAGAGCGTCAGATTGGAGGTGGATGCCGTACCCACCGCATCACCAGCGGCATATGCTGTGGTATCGGCCGGGCGGGTCAATGCCGCCGCAGTTCCGATCCGCACCACACGAGGCGAATACGGCAGGTTGGTGTTGTGGGCCATGTCGAATTACTCCTTGAGTGATTGACGGGCCTGCATCGCGGCAATCCGCGCCGCATCCCATCCCTCGCTGGTGTTCGGAATCTCCATCCCATTGACGGTGATTCGCTCGGTCGGGTGCTCCTCGCGCAGCAGGTCCCAGAAGGACCCGCCCACCTGCATCCGGTAGCGGAGGAAGGCCGCGATCTCGTCGTCGTCGGTGGCGTAGTAGCAACTGGTCTGGCGACCGGGACCGCCCGGGATCACCTGGAACTCTATCCAGCCGCTCGTCTTTTCCCAGAGCGAGTTGAGATCGAAACCCAGCTCGCCCAAAGGATCGTCGCCGTACTCACGCTTGACCACCCGCTCGAAGCTGCGGTCGTGCGCTTTCTGCATACGCTCATCGACGAAGTCATTGACGCGGGGGATCTTGACCCTCAGGCTGCGAACCCCCGCGCCGGGCAGGAACCGGAACAGGTATTTGGTCGAGACGCCGAGTCGCGCCTGCGGTTGCAGCCGTGCCTCATCGGCGTTTTTCCACTGGGCCTCCTGATCGACGGATGTCATCAGGCTGTCCAGCGTGCGCGGCATGTTCGGTTGCCGCCGAGTCGTGGTTGCCATACCGTATTCCGGGTCCTTTCAGGTTACGACGTGAAGTTCGGGTAGTCGCCAGCCGTGGTCGACATGTTCAGGATCACGACGCGCTTCTCCGGGTTCATGGCCCGCAGCGAGTAGTCGCCCCGGATCGCCCGGCGAGAGTACCAACCACCTTCGTACACGGCCCAGACGCCCCACTTGCTTTCCCGGTCGTACGGGATCAGCTCGAAGTCGTCCGGATCGAAGATGAGCGCCCGGCCATCCGGCAGCGCCGGGTTGGTGATCGAGGTCATCCAGTGGTTGCTCATCCAGTTGAAGGTGCCGAAGTCCGTCTCGAAGGAATCGAAGACGTTGGTGATCGACTTCGTATCGCCACCGACCATGCGGATGTTGTTGTTCCAGTTGGCGAAAACCCGCTTGTAGAAGGGGTGGGTCATCACCGTCTTGCCAACAAGGTTCTTGCCGACCTGGTTGTAGCCCTTCTGGACCGACTCCAGGAAGTCGTACTCGGTCAGGATTGCGCCCGCCATGTCGGTCGAGGAGGTGTTAAAGGAGGTCGTGAAGACGCCACCCATTGCCGACGGGGACGTGGTCGAGCCGAGTGCCCGTGCGCCCCAGAGGAGCGTGTTCTCGATGTGCTGGGGCATGGTCGACTTCAGCTTCTTCTGGACCTCGAAGGTGAGGCGGTCGTCGCTGACTTCGTAGGTCGGGGTGACCCGCGCCCGGTGCGAGAACTGCACGTATTCGTCGAAGATCTGGAAGTAGTTGTAATCAATCTCGCCCTGGGTGATCGGGCCGAGCGGAGACTCCGCGTTTTCCTTCACGGCGATGCCGATGATACGAAGTCCGGTGCCGTTACTCTGGGCCGCTGCGGTGGTTCCCGCAAAGCCTCGAACAACAGTCAGGGTCGATGCGCCGACCGCCGTGACGAGGGCTTCCTCGCCGCTGGCGAACATCAGGACATGGCCGACCATGTAGTAGCCGATGTTGGTCGGCGTGACCGTGGTCGTCGAGCCGTCGGCAATCGCGCCACCGAGGGTGTCGTTGACGGGGTCGAGGTAGGAGACGCCCCACTCGACCTTATTCATGCGCCGATCCAGCGGCTCCCCGGAATTGATCGTGGCCGTGAGCGGGAACTCATTGCGCTTGATCAGCTTCGGGAATTTGGAGACGTCGCGGATAAAGAGATCGGAGGGGGTATCGCCGGAATACTGCGATACCGCCCGGTTATAGGTTGTCGCTGCCATGGTGTCGCTCCGTTAGAGTGGGCCGTTGCCCAGAAGATCATTCCAAGAGGTCGGATCGCCCGTGGACGCGCCGACCGGGACCGCCGACTCAGCGCGGTTCTTGCCGCTGGCCTGGGTCTTGGTCTTCTTCAGCTCCGCTTGCAGGTTTTTGACCTGTTCCAGGAGCTTCGACTCGCGCACATTGGCCGCCGCCCGCTCGCGCTGGCTGACGGTAAAGGCGCGCTCGATCTCATCCGAGGTGGACCCCAGCTCCCGGTACTCTTTCGCCACGGCCTTGATCGTTTCCTGCTGCGCTGCCGGAAGCGTCTGAATCGCCGCCACGAGGGCGGTCATCCCGTGATGAAGCGTATTGATCTGGGAGAGGTATGGCTCAGCGGCAGACTCGCGGATCTCATCAATGAAGTCGCCCATGAGGGGGCCTAAATCCTCCTCGTCGACTTCAACAATGCGCTTGCCTGCCTCGATCAGCCGCTCACGCTCGGCTTTCGCCGCCTGTTCCGCCTGCACCTCCAGCGCCTTTTGCTTGAGGGTTTCCAGTTCCAACGCCGCTTTGCGGTACGGGTTGTCCTCGGAATCCCACAATGCATTGGGGTCGGGGGCAGGCGGTTCAGCCGGGGCCTCAGTCGCCGGGGCGTCCTCGACTTCTTCTGGCTGCTCGGGATCGACAGGGGGAGCGACCTCCTCATCGTCCGGGCTGGACTGGCCGTCATCTAGCTCGTCTCCAGAGGGTTGCAAATCCTCCGGGTCCGCAGCATCAGGCGGCGACTCCACCGAATCCGTCAAATACGCTTCCAACGTCTCAGGCTCGTACGTATCAGTCATTGTCGTCCTTTCAGACACCCGCACCCTACATTCTTTTCAGGGCCGGTGCAATCTGCTATCCTCGTCGTGGCGGGTCATGGGATTCCTGCTTGAAACGGCGGCGGGTGACAGCGCCGCCGTTTCGCTACCCGATATAGTCCTTCAACAAATAGGAGAGCGGGCTGCCGGTGCCGGATGTCGCGCCGGTTTTCTTCTCCTTGCGCCGCCACGGGAACTGGTCCTGGTTGTACTGGCGGGCGCGATCCCGGATGAACGATCCCACATCCTCGACCGGACCGCGTAACCGGGCATTGTCCGCCGCCTGGTTGGCCTTCTTTTCGGACGTATCGGCCGCCGTCCCGACATCTTCCTGCCACGGCGGCAGGTTGTTGATGTTGAAGAGGGGTGCGCCGGGATCGGCCCGGTCCTTCCACTGCCAGCCCTGCATCGCGGCGTAGGACTCCGGCGAGCGGAACCACTGTTCCATCTCGGCCTGCAACGCCGGACCTTTCACCCCCTGCGAGCGCAGGTAGTCCTCATGGCGGTGGTAGGCCCGGCTGAACTCGGTGTCACCCACGGCCAGCATCTTCGTGATCGTGGTCGGAACATCGACCTCGTCCTTGTAGCTCCACGAGCGGAAAGTGAGGTAGTCGTCGATCTCCGGATGCTCGGCCCGCACCTGTTCCCGCTTCCCGGCCAGAGAGGCGTTCGGGTTATCGCGCAGGTAATCGGGACCGGACGCTTTCGCGCCGACCGCGATCCCCGCCTCGGTCTGCTGCTCGGCCGCCCACTGATAAGCGAGATCCTGGCGCTCCTCGTCCGTCATATTCTTGATGTCGGACCCGGAGTAGGTTTTCCCACCGATGGTGGCCGTCCACCAGTCGGGGATCTCGTCGTAGCCCAGCGTGATCTGGTTCATGCCATCCTGGATCTGCTGCTCGGAGAGCGATCCCGCCGCGTTGTAGTCATTCATGCCGCGCTGAAGGGACTGTCCCTCGGCCGACTGGATCGAGGCGATGTCTTGCGCCGCGACCTGTGCGGCCTGCTCCGGCGTGCGCTGGTCGTACGGCACGTCCTTGGCCTGCCGAACCTCCTCCTTACGCTGGTTGGTCGCGGCGTCCTGGACGTAGGCGTCGGAGGGAATCAACGCATTCCCGGCTGAGGAGGCCATGTTGAGGTTGGTGTACTCCTCAATCGCGGCATCGACATCGTCGTTCTGCTCGCCCATCAGGAGGGCGTTCTGGGCAGCGGCGAGTCGGTCGGCATCCCAGTCTTCCTGATCGGCATTGGTGACGAGGATGTCCATGATTGCCTGGCGGGACCGGCTGTTGGAGTCGGCCGCCTTGAAATCGCTGATCGGCGCGTTGAGGTCGCGCAAGGCCGCATTGGCCGCGTCGACGATCCCGTTGACGATGTCCTGGGCTAGGTTCGGGGTGGGCAGCCCATTGTTGGCCTTGTCCCAGCCGTGCTCGCGACCGAAATCCGAGAACCTGATCTGGTCGATGGCATTGAGGACCATCTTCTCGATCTGGCCGGTGCCGAACGGGTTTCCCGCATTGGCCTCACCGATGATCGCCAGTGCCGTTTTCCACATCGGGTTCATGAAGAGACCGGTGCTGTTCAGGATCTCCTCGATCCGGGACTGCGAGTAGCCGCCGTCGCCGATGCCCTGAAAGGTTGCCAGCCGGGAAACGAACTGGAAGGGATTGGTATAGAGAACATGGCCGTCGCCCAGGCCGAAGGCGACGAATCCCTTCATCCAGGTTGGCGTGCCGGGATAATCGTTGAGGCTGGCTTGGCTCGCTTTCCAGATCTCGTGCTCCATCGTGATCAGTTGCGGATGCTGGAGCATCAGCTTGACGTAGAGCGCCGACGAGCGGGTCATGTAGTAGTGGAAGAGGAAGACCTTGCTGATCGCGTCGTCGATCTTCGTCTTCTTGTAAGTGAACATCACCGTGCGCTGGGCCTTGTTGGCGCGGGCCGAAAGGTCGTCCACCTGCTTCGCCCAGGTCCGGGCGTAAGAGTCGTCCGTCACGTACTTCTTGGTGATCGTGCGAATCTCCTCAGGACTGAAGGAGCGACCGGCATTGAAGCGTTCGGTGATCAGGCGCGAGACTTCATCCTCCATCGCCTTCGGCGCTTTGCCCGCCCGCGTCTTGGATCGCACGAAGTCGAGGAACTTGCCCTGCTCGTAGGGCAGCTCTTCCCCAAACTTGTTGAGGTAAATGGCGTGGCGGAAGGCGTTGTCGTTCGAGTTGCGGATGCGCTTGATCCAGTAGGAGCTGAGCGGGTTGGGAATCTTTCCCCGCTTGGTGACGTTGCGGGCCACCTCCTCCCGACCGACGGTGTGTGAGATGTCGGTCGGGAGAAAACTGATGCCCGATTCCTTGACCCCGCTAAAGAGCGGGTGATTGATCATCTGCACTTCGTCCAGATCATCTTTCACGAAGGTCCACATCAGATCCGGCACGTAGCGGGCGGACCCCGCCTCCCCGGCAATCGTCGCCAGTTGCAGGTTGCCGACCACGTCCTTGAAGACCGCCTTCGGCCCCGTCACCACATTGAACTGGAGGATGGAGCGGTTCGCACCGAGCACCTTCTTGATGTTGCGGGCAATCGCCGCGTCCCGGTGCCCCTTCGGCGTGAGGTCTTTGATCGTCTCCAGCAAGGCCGTCTCGTGCTCGGTATTGAGCATCGCCCGTAATTCGTCGACCCCTTCTTCCGTGGTCGGGAATCCCTCCTTCGCCAGCCGCGTTTCCCGCTTCTTGACGATGGGTTCGAGCCGTTCCTGGTAGCGGTTCCAGACATTCGTGGTCACCGTCTCGTCGACCCCGTTGACGGTGCGGGTGTAGAGCCGTGGCTCCAGCAAGACATCAACCTGGCGCTGGGGAATGCTGTGGGTGGTGATCATGTCGAGGAGATCGTCAGGATTCTTGATCTTCTCCCGGGACAGGCCGTGGACGTAGATGGTCGCTTCCCTGGCCTCGTCGGCCGGAGAGAGCGGGTCCTTGATAATCTTGCGGATGCCCTGCCCGATCTTGGCGCGGGTCGCGTTGTAGAGCTGGGATGCGGCATCGGCCGGGTCGTTGATGATGCCCACCGTGCCCGGTCCTCGCTTGCCCGATTTCGGGTGGGGCGTTTCGTCCCTGAGGCGGCTGACCTCGTCATGCCACGCCTTCTTCTCGGCAGCGGTAAGATCGCTTGGCAACTGATAGTTGTGGGCGGTACGAGCGGCACGACGAGAGACATCAGGATCGGCGCTTTGAATGCGCTCCCGGAACATCTCCATGTCTTGCTGCACGGAATCGGGAAGATCGGCGAACGAAACGGGTGCGTTAGGATCACGAAACGGAACCTGCTCGGCCGCCGCACTCAGGGATTCCCCGTGAGCCTCGCCAACCAGTTCCCGCCAGCGCCGCTCCAGCGCATTCGCCAGCGTCTCATTGCTGATGCGCAGGGCTGGGTCCGTGGCATCCGCCATGATCTGTCCAGTGCGGCCGCGAATCTTGGCGATGGCCGCCGCGTGGTCCGCCTCGTTGTCGCCGAGGAGGGCGTGCTCGATCCATGAGCGCGGATCGGTCGGACTCATCTTTCCGGAACGGGTATCGAAGCGGCGGGTATTGATTGGCGATCCCCGCTGGAACGTGTCTTGGACCAGCTTCTCGGCGCGCGCATCATAGCCTGCCCGCACCAGCGTCGACTCCGGAGTGTTGAGGCGGGTCGGGGTAACGCCGGTGCCCTCATCATGCAGCTTGCGCACGGTGGCGTTGCGGATCTCCTCCTCGCGCAGCATCTGCTCTTTGGCGAGCGGATCGTAGGAGGCGCGGAATCGTTCCAGCGCGGCAGGATCGCTCGCCCCGTAGGTTTCGTCGATGAAGCGCGCGAGATTGTCCGACTGCTTATTGGCATAGCTGGCATCGAGGTAGGAATGCGTGATCGGCTCATCGATCAGTTGGCCGCCCCGGGCGACGGTGCGGGTCGTGTCGACACTGATGCGCGGCCCCGTGGTCGGTGCGGGCGTGGCATCGATAACCCGCATCTGGATCGATCCATCACCCCGGATACGGGCCGCTCCAGTCCGGTTCGTGCCTTCGATCAGGTAATAGGTGTCGCCATCAAAGACCGCAATCGGCACATCGGCGGTTTCGCTGATCAGATTCGGATTGTCGATGTAAGATTGCAACTTCTCCGGCACAAAATCGGCCTGGGTGGCGACGATCTTCGCATCGGTGGGAACATCGCGAATCGGGACATTTGCCTCAGTCAGATATTGACTACTGAGGGTATTGGCATTGTCATCAATCGCCTGCTGAACATTGGTCGGTAACTCCTCGTCCAGCCGGTAGGAGCCGTCAAAGATGGAATCAACGGTCGGCTGGGCCACAGCCTGATCAGCGGCGCGGGCGAGATCGGCGGCTACCTGCTCGGCATCGGTGCGGGTGGCAATGGTCGCGTTGATCTTCTTCAGGCGATTCGTCTGGGTCGTGGTCAGGGTGTCCGCCGCTTGCAGGGCATCCCGTTCCGCCATCAACTCCGTGGTGCTCATCGGATCAGTCGCGGGGCCACCCTTGCGCTTGGCGATCCGTTCCTCAGCCTTGGCCGCCCACGAGTCGTACTCGGCCTGACGCTGGGCCACGGAATCGAGCGTGCTGCCCGGTGGTGGCGGGGTTGGTTGGTTCCCGGCAGATCGCCTGCCCTTCATTTGGGCATCGCGGCGTTCGATGGAGGCGGCGCGACGTTGTTCGGCAGCTCGGGCGGCGGCATCGGCCTGGTTCTGGGCGGCGGCGGCTTCGTTCTTGTAGCGGGCAAACTCTTCTTCCGATCCCTGCCCGGCGCGAATGATGTCCGCCCCTTCCTGAACGCCTTCGGTGGTGGTCTGCTCGGTCGCAGCGCGGCCATATCCCGCACCCGGAAGCCGACGAGCGCCCCAGCCCAGCGACTTCCACAATTGCTCGAAGGGATAGGAGAGGGGATCGCCCGCTGCCTTCAGGACTTCTCCACCGACCGACATGGCCTTGGCCGCTCGTAATGCCGCCTGGCCTTCTTCCGCCGTCTTGACCCCGCTCGCGACCTCCTCGGCCGTGCGCATGCTGCGCGCCAGAGCAGCTCCCTTCAATCCTTTGCCCGCAACACCAAGCCCTAGTGCCCAGTTGAGGGGGTCCATGATCAGGGAGGAGCCGAAGGACCACCACGGTCCGACGGTCTCGGTGTACCAGGTAAAGAGGCCTTCCGATCCGCCCGCCTCATAGGCGCGCTTGGCCGCATCCCACTGCTCGGGGTGCTCCTGCAAGTAGGTGAGCATGGTCAGGGAGGCCATCGGGTTGTCGCTATGGGCCTGCTGGTAGATCAGCACCTGCTGATCGCGGGGCGTATTGATCCACTCATCGTAGGTCAGGCCCGATCCATCGGGCGGCATCGCCAACTGGACATCGGTCAGGTCCGGCTGGGTGCCGAAGTAGCGGGCCACGTAGGTGCCGGGATCGCCGAAGTCCGAGGGCAGCTCGCCGTTGTGGGTCATCATGTAGTAGGTGGCATCGGCCATCTGCTTCTGGTTCTCGTGCTCTGCCCAGCCCGCGATCTTGACGGCGGTATTGACGCCCTTCTCGACCACCTGACCGGGCGGGGACTCGCGCGCCGCGTTGAACCCGGAGCGGAGATTGGTCCACCCTCGATTGAGCGCGGTATCGAATCCGCCCGATTCTCCGAGTGCCGGGTTGTAGTACACCTGCCACGCCGCGTCTTTTTGCTCCGGCGTCATCTTGTCCCACTGTTCTTGCGGGATGGTAACGCCCGGCGGCGGACTGGCGGTCCGCTGGGTTGGGCTGGCCTGCGCCCCATTCGGATTGCCCGCCGCCTGCCACGCTGCCTGGCGCTGTTCAATCGTCATCTGCGCCCATTGCTGCGGGGTCAGATTGACGCCCGGTGGCGGGGAGGCGTAGGGATCGGCAGGCGGCGGTTGGGCCGGTTGCTGCTGCGCCTGCGGGGCGGTCTGCTGCGGAGCGGACGGAGCCTGCGTAGTGGTCAGCTCACGGTAGAGATTGGCGTAGGCCGAGGCGAACGACGCCGGGTCCATGGTCTGTGCGGCCGGGCTATTCAGGAACATGTCCATCGCCTGCTGGGGCGTGAACGTCCCTCCTGTCACCCCAGGACCGGGCTGGACCGCTGGCGGTTGCGCTTGCGGCATGGGCGCGGCGTACTGGCGGGTCTGCTGGGATGGATCGTCCAGACCTCGCACCCGAAGATCAGGGCGGCTGATGTACTGCGGAGGCACGGGCGCGGTCACGTTCTGGACCGGATTGGTTGGATCATCGGCCGCTTGGGCCAGCATCGCAGCCCGGCTCTGGTCCTGCATCATCTGCATGGCAGCGGCAGGATCGGCCCTCGGCGGCAGGGCCTGGGCGGTCTGGCGACGGGCCATCATCTGATTGAAGAGATCCTGGGCACGCGGCGTCGGCATCGCTTGGTTGGGCACCACCATCGCCCGCTGGCCCATCGGCTGTGTGGCCGCCTGCGTACGGGCGGCGAGATCCTGCAAGAAGCGTTCGGCCAGCCTGTTGAGATCGCGATCTGCCATCACGCGGCCATCAGGTATTGCAGCATGCGCTGCGAGAAGGGTTGCCGTCCCGAGCCGGTGCCGTAGCCCGCGCCGGGCGATCCCGCTCCCCCGGACCAGCTCATCCGCCGCCCGCCCAAAAAGGAGTACATGCCCATGTAGTCACTGAGGTTGCTGACGATGGTGCCCGCTCCCGGATTGGCTGCCTGCACGAACTGTCCATTGCCAATATACATCCCGACGTGCCCGGCCCGGTTCAGGTTGGCTCCGCCTCCGGCCGTGTTTCCTGTATCGAAAAAGACCAGGTCGCCGGCGCGGAGCTGGTTTGGGTCGCGGACGAGGAGTCCCTTGTTGAGGGTGTCCTGGTACTGGTAATGAGAACCGGCAGGGAGTTCGTTAGATCCAAAAGAATCGTCGAGCCAATTAACAAACGCGGAACAGTCCCAGCCGGTCTGCCAGGGGTCCTGTCCCGGCGACGGAAGCGATCCCCAGACATACGGAACCCCCACGTACTGCAAGGCTTTCTCGACAATGCCACTGCCCATTCCTCCATCACCATAGGAGCGCACATCGTAGCCCCCGGAGTAGCCGCCCTGCTGATCGAACTGCTTCCAGAGGTTAACCACCTTCGAGCCGTAGGTGTTGGAATCCATGCCCAGCTCGTCGGTGAATCCCCCGGACAGCGCACCAGGACCGCCGAAATACACCTTCGCCGCGTTCTCGTAGCCGCCATACTGGGAGGCCAGTCCGTTCAGGATCTTCGCCATGCCCGCAATCTGGGCCTGCTTGTTGCCGATCATCTGATCGAAATCGAGTCCCCACGCCTCCGCCGTCTTGCGGAAGATGCCGACAAAGGGCAGAATCTGGTCATTGCGGAATCCGCCATAGACGCGGTTGTCGCGGTCCCAGTTGCCGGATGATTCCTGGTTGATCATCGCCTTCAGGAGATTGGCGGGGACCCCGTACTGGGAGGCGGCGGCGTTGATCTCGGCGTTGTGGGCATCGAGGGCGGCATAGCCCGTCTGCCCGGCCGCCGCGCCCTGGAGTCCCATCTGCGATCCGGCCTGACCCTGGTCCTGTTGCCCGTAGCCGCCGAAGTCAACGTACTTGTTGGCGATGCCGAGCGTGCCCCCCTGCCCGCCGACCCCACTGACGTAGCGGTTGGAGGCATCGAGGGCGGCCTGACCCTGATCGGCGAGGAGGCCGGAGGGGTCGTAGGGGTTGGCGACATCGACCGCCTGAAAGCCCTGGCTGAAACGGTTGAGCTGCTTGCCGAAATCGGCGAGGCGTCCGGTTTGCTGGGTGCGGATCGGGTCAAATCCGGCCAGCGCGTTGAAGGCCGGGAGGACCATCACCTAACCCCAGCGCACGACGCTACTGCGCGAGGCCGGGTTGAGGCCACGGGCACCGGCCGAAAGTCCCTTCCAGCGACCCATGATGTCGCCCGCCCCGCCCTGGGCGAGGAAGTTGCGGAAGGTCAGCCCGGGATTGCGCAACTGGGCGGACTGGTACTGGCGCTGGGCATCGGCGTACTGGGAGAGTCCGTACTGCCCGGCCCGCGTCGAGGAGTTGCCGAGGCCCTGGCTATTCAGGGTGCGCTGATACTCGCCCTGCGGCAACAGCGGCGAGACATAGTCCCGCACGAAGGGGGAATTGTAGAGGTTCTTGCCATCCGGGTAATAGCCCGGTCGACCGTAGCTGGGATGGGCCACGTCCCCGAGCGGCGGCGGATTGCCAGGAACGGGAACGGCCACGCCCGGGGCCACGCGGGGCGCGCCCGGACCCGTGATCGGCATCAAGCCAATCGCCCCCGGCGTACGCTGGACCGGACCACTGACCGGCATCGTGCCGACCGTCGGACCGCCGTTGCCATACGTCGCCTGAATCTGGGCGAGCAGGGTCGGATCGGCCGAGAGGTAATCTGCCAACGTGAGTGCCATTAGCCGAGTAACCCTCCTGGTCGCACGTAATCCATGATAAATGGCGTCTTCTGGGCCGCCTTCGTACCCTTGGTCTGACTCGCCAGCCAGTCGGTCGTCTGATCCTCCATCTTGCTGAGGATCGCCTTCTGGAAGACGGGCGGCAGGCTCGCCACCGCGACCTTGACCAGGGTGTTGAACGCCTGGGCCTGATCCTCAGGATCGCCAGCGGTGAGGGATGCCCGCAAGGCCGACCCTTCCGGGGAGCTGAGCACGTTGTCGATCATGCCCCAGACATCGGGCGATCCCGCCCCCGGCGTCATCTGGTTCTTGAAATAGTCATTGGCGAAGTTGAGGTACTGCTCGCTGGTCATCTGGTTCTCGGGATTGGAGCCGAAACCCAGCATCGCCAGGTATTGCAGGAGGGGAGCCTGTTGCTCGGCCAGATCGAGCATGCCGGAATCGGGGTTGAAGCCCATCCCCTTCAGCGACTCGCGGGCCAGGATCTCGGGGTTGCTGTACAGGATCGGCAGGCCCGAGGCGGCGAAGTTCCCGGCAAACCCGGTCCACGGATCGAGGGGCAATGCCCCCGCCGCGCCGCTGGAACCAGACCCTGTTCCGTATGCTTGGGCAATACCGGGACTTTGGACCTGATTGGGGGTGACCCCAAAGGTCGAGGCGAAGTTACTGACGCGGGAAATGTCCGAGGGCGTCTGGGTTCCCGGCAGCGCCGAGCCGACGCCGTATCCGATTCCCGGCTGTCCGAGCGCGGCGGTGTTGGGCGCGAAGGGATTGCCGATGTGGCCGCCCGTGCCGAGTCCGGTATCCGCGCCCGCGAGGAGAGCATCGCGCAATTCCTTGCGCCGCTTCTCCCGCCGCTTGCGGGTAGCGGTCCCTGAGAGCGGGTTATTGCCGTATCCGGCGTAGTCGGCCATCGCTTACATCACTCCTGGGGGCGGACCAGGCGGGCGTCCGACGGGAGCACCCCCGCTGCCGGGACCCGCCTGGAATCCGGCAAAGTTCATGGTATTGCTTCCCGGTCCAGCGGGCAAGCCCGGTCCCTGCCCCGGTGGCAGCATCGGCGGCTGGCCGCCCCCGCTCGGCATCAGGGCCTGCTGCTGCTGGGCCTGCGCTTCCATGGCCCGCTGCTCCATGTAGAAGTCGAGGAAGGCCATGTACATCGCCTTCATGTCGGGATCGGTCGCACTGTCCGCCCACTGCTTGATCTGCATCGGGATGCGGACTTCCTTCATCAGCGTCTCGTCGGCCATCATCGCGTCGAAGTCGGCCTCTTCCTGCCACTCCTCGCGCATGCGGTCGTAATCGGTCTGGCCCATGTACTCGGCCGCCCGCCGCTTGCTCATGATGCCAAGCGGGATGGCGGTGGCGGCGATATTGGCCCACTGCATCGCCTCCTGGACCCGGATCCGGCTCATCGTGACCCGCACCCGGGGACCGAGATTGTCGATCAGCTCGGGCGTGAGGATCTGGGCCAGCTCCTCCGAGGTCTGCGGGCGGTCGGTGGGGATGAAGAAGTCGGTCTTCTCGCCATTGGCGAAGCGGGTGAGATGACCCTCGTTGCGCCAGATGCGGAACATCTTTTCCATGACCCGGGTGCGGCCCGTCTCCAAGGCCCGAATCCAGGGCGTGATGTGATCCATGCCAGATTCGGCGGCCACGCTCATCGAGTTGCCGGTGATATTGGACCCCGGTTGCGCGCCGTACATGCCGAGCGGGATCCCGCCCGTCTGGCGGTCCTGGTTGGCGGCGGCCATGATCGCCTGAAAATCCTGGGCGTTGATCATGGTCGGCACGGCCTGCACCTGCTCGCCCATGCCGATCTCGTTGACCTTGCCCCGACGGCGGTCGATGCGGGGCAGGGGCGTGCCAAAGCTGAGGTTGTCGCGGGTCAGGACCAGGGCCGGGTTGGTGGCATCCATCACCGCCGTGGCGACCCGGGCCATGAAGGCTTCGAGCTGGTCGTGACGCTCGCGCTGGAGGTGAATCGAACTGGTCAGTTTGTGGCCCAGGCCCCAGTCATCGCCGGGACCACTGCGCCACCAGTCGCCGCCGCCGCGCAGGGCATCGTCGGTATTGGCGCGGGCGGTATCAGTAAAGAGCGGCTCGCCCGCCGCCCCGCCCTGGATCACGAAGGGCACCTCGTAGTAGTTGTGCTCGGCCGGGGCCATCAAGGTGACGCCGCCATGGGTGACCGCCGCCCGCCAGGTGCAATCGGCGTACTCGCAGATTGTGAGCAGGGTAAGATCATCCGACCCCGCCTGATTCTCCAGCTTGGATCGCTCGGCCCTGGTCGGTTCGCCCCATTCCTGGTAGGCATCGGCCGCCGTCATCCGCAGCATGCGGTAGACCTTCTTCGGACCCCTGAGCGAGTTCCCGACCGGGTAGATCGAGGCGGGATCGACGGGACGGACATCGAAGGGGAAGTCGGGATCATCGAGGTCGCACAAGATCCGCCAGGCGATGCGGCCGTAACTGGTGATGATCTTGCTCTCGGCCATCTCCAGCGGCATGTCGCCGGTATTGGCCCAGCGGTAGATCATCTCGGCCCGGAACAGCTTGGCGGCGTCCTCCATGGCCTGCGCCCCGGTCCGCAGCGACCGCTGGAGGGTGTCCTTGACGTAGCCCTCATCCATCGAGGCGAGGATCGCGCAGAGCAGGTTCCAGTCATCGACCAGGTCGGAGCTGACCCACTGGTCCTGGTCGCCCAGCTCGCGGGCGACCAGATCGGACGGGAAAACGCCGATCACATCGAAGCGAAGGCGGCGGATGGTATCCATCATCGTCGCCACCATCCCGGCGTGCATCTGCTCGGCCTGGGTGGCATTGGTCCAGATTTGTTGTGCGGTCGGCTTCTTTTCCTTTTTATAGCCGGGCGGAATCAGGGGTTTGAACTCGGGATCGTCGTCGAGGAGGGAGAGCATGAGGTCGATGTTCAGCATCGGGGGCGGCGTCTGATCGGGCATGGCGGGGGCGAAGGGCAGCATCAGTCCAGCAGCTCCACGATGGCGGAGGGATAGAAGTGGGCCACGCTCGTCATGGTAATCGCCACGCCATTGACTCGGATCAGGTCGTAGTCATCAAGCGTCGTGTCTGCCCGCGCCAACGTGTAGAAGGCATGGACATCCTCAATCGTTTCAAGGCGAACGTCGTAGCGGTAGACCATGGCACGTCTGGCGGTCATCAGGCAATCTCCCGCAGGTGGCGGCCGCGCCCGAAGCGGGGACCGGAGGCGATCTCGATCTCGGCGGCTTCCTTCATATGGGCCTCGCGGGCCAGGGCGTCCTGGGTCAGGTAATCCTTCATCTGGCGATTCACGGCCCAGTACTCCAGTGCGGAGGTGTAGTGCGTCGTCTTGTCTCGCAGCATACCATGTTCGGGAATCTTTCCTGAGCGGCTCGGCTCGGGCAGGCGGTTGTTCTGCAAGGCCACCAATGCCTGGCGCGCCCCGATGCTGTCCCCGAAGCGGAGGCGGGGCATGATCCAGCGCATCGCCTTGCGGCGGCCGACGTGGGTCCGGGCCTGCATGCGGTAGGCCGCGACCTTGCCGTTGGGCAGGCGGTCGGCATTGACGCGGACGCCGTGATTGCGGCGCCAGACCGAGTACCAGGAATCGGCCGACGCGCCCTGGCGGTTATCGCCGTAGGTATCGCCGTAATAGATCGGCAGGGTCTTCGCCCCATCGGTGAGGTCGGCCATCCAACTGATGATCTCCTCGTCGTAGGGGGTGTACTCCCAATCGCCCATGATCGGCTTGCCGGAGAGATCGACCAGCGATCCGGTGATGATCGGCCCGTAGAAGGCGGCCTCCTGCTTGTTGTTGGTGTAGCCACCGAGCACGTCGTACCAGCCGTCGGCCACATTCTGCTGGATCACGACCATCGCGAAGGCGTCCTCGAAGCCGGGGTCGATGCCCACCTCCAACGGGTTGCCACGAAAGAAGAGGAGTTCGGGGACCGGCATCTTCTCCCGCGCCGTGGGGTAGACGTACTGCGAGGTGGTGAGCGGGTTGCGCATGATCTCGCGCTCCCAGCCATCGGGGTCGGCGGCGTAGCGGCGTTGCTGGCGGTCGTACCAGTCATCGTCGTGGAGGGGATTCTCCCACCAGTCCATCGTGAACAGGGCCGGGCGGAACTCCATGTCGATGCCGTGGCTGAGGTTGTAGAAATCGTCGCCCTGGTCCATCGACTCGGTCGAGACCAGAAAGCGGTGATCGGCCACATCGGTCAACCCGGTCCAGACATCGAGCAGGCCCGGGATCTGGGCGGCCTCGTCGGGGAATGCCACGGTAGCGCGGTCGCCGCGCCCGGACTTGCTGGTGGTCGACTCGCCCGAGATGGTGTTGCCATTCTCGGGGTTGTGGAAAAAGAGCTTCATGCGGTGGCGGGAGGCGGAAAATCCCCGGGGCCGGAGGAAGCTGGGCAAGTACTTGAGGACCTGGTCCATCTTCCAGAAGAGGGCGCGGGGCTTGCGGGAGTCGACGTACTCCTCCTTCCACGACATGCACAGCGCCTGGAAGTTGGGCGTGAAGAGCCAGTCCGCGAGGATGCAGTAGGCAATGGTCCACGACGCGCCCATGTCGCGAGACTTGCTGACCACGGCATCGGCGTTCTCATCCTGCTGGGTCTTGACCCAGTCGTAAAAGCGGACGAGCTGGGCCTGGCGCTCGAAGGGGATCCAGGGAATGTAGCCGCCACGGCGGCCGTGGGCGCGGGGTTCGAAGAGGTAGCCGTAGACGGTCATCAGATAGAGCTTGTCCATCTGGCATTTGCGGCGCTCGATCTCCTCGAACTCGCGGTAATCGCGGACCCGCTGCAAGGTGTCGACGCGGTACTGGAGAATACGCACGGACCACTCGTGCCACGCCTGGCGCTTGGCGACGCGGTCGGGATCGTCGGGTCCACTGGGGTCCGGGGGAATGGTCGCTAAGGCAGGCGGCAGGCCGAGGATGACGACGGGATCGCGGGTGTCACTGCTCACGGAATTGTCGGATCGCCTCGCGGATGCGCTCCGCCTCCTCACCTTCGCCGGTTACGTTCCCGGCCTGGTCGATGGTATAGGAGGTACGGGCACGACCCACGGTAATCTCCTCCAGCCCGGCGACCACACGCAAGGTCGTGCCGCGCACGCCTCGACTATACAGGTATCTCTCCAGATGTTCCAAATCGAGGGGCTTGCGGTACATCGCGCCTCCAATGGGAAGCGGAGCCGGATTCAGCCAGCTCCGCCCCCAGGATTGGGTTGGGCTGCGCGGTCGGTGGTGCAACGAACCGCCGTGCAGTCGCATCGTATCAGAAGAGAATGACCAAGACCAGAATGATCAGGATCACGGCCGCCACGGTGCCAACAGGAATCATGTCTCCTCCTAGGTCACGAGCAGAATCACGAGAACGGCCACGATGGATCCGATGATCAGCGTGGCCCAGGCCAGCGAGTCGTCGCGGGGCATGATCAGACTTCGTAGCGGCGCACGACCGCGTTATGGGCCGTGTCGCGGAGGGCATCGAGATCGGTCAGGTGGACGCAGCGGATCGTGATCGGCGGGTTGTCCTTGTACTCCCACTCGTAGAAGCCCTCGTAGACTGTGGTGGTCTGCTTCTTGGCCGATCCCGGCGTGGTCGATCCCTCGCGGGTGACCGTGACCGCCGCCGTGTCCTCAACCTCGGTACTGGTCAGCTTGGGACCGCGCACCGTGGCACCGCGATCCCGCAGCCACTGGGTAAGGTGTTTCAGATACTCCTTGATGCCCGTCTCGTCCATGGTGGTGAAATCGGGTTTGATGTCGAAGGCGAACGGCTGCTGGGCTTCCGTCTCCGAGGTGTCGGCCACCATGTCAATCGTAAGGGCGTCGGGGTCTTCCGACTCGACCACGGCCTTGAGGTCGGCCTTGGCCTGGGCGATCTTCTTGTCGGATTTGGCCTGGGCCTTGGCCGCCTTCTGCGTCTCCGCAATCGCGGCCTCGTCGGCGGGCGGGGTGTCGGACATCAGGACCTTCGATGCCTCGTCCTCCTCGGCCTTGGCGATCTCCTCGTCGCTCATGGTCGTCGGTTCGCTCGGCGTACCGAGATCGTGGGTCGATATCGGATGGGCGGGTGTTTTCTTCTTGTCAGCCATCTATGAAACCTTGTCACTTGTTCCGGCTGTTCGGCGGTGCCGGACCTTCCGCTTTCGTTTGTGGGCCTTCGGTTTCTCGTCTTCGGGAGTGGACCCGTACTCCTTGGACCAGCGGCGGGCGATCTCCGGGTGTTTGCTCCACAGAAACCGGCGCTGCTTCTCACTCTTGAACGGCATGGCGCGTCCTCAACAGAGGATACGGTACGCGGATACCCACGTCCCGTAGACGCTACTCCAGCCCCATGTTCGCTGTTGACAGTAGGCCAGGTTGGCGACCCCCGACGCCACGATCTTGTTCGCCCCGACCCCGGACCAGGTCACGCAGGCATAGACCGTGCCCGCCGTGTTCTGGAGGCAGGATTGCAGCGTGACCGAGCCGCAGCCTTGGGCGCTCATGAACCCCCGGTAGCCGCCGTTGTTCCAGGCCGGTGCGCCGATGGCGATGGTGCAGGCGGCACTGGCCTGCTCGACCCCGATGGGTTGCGGGAACGTCAGGGAAGTGGTGCCGACCTGAGTGCCAAGCGCGCCGATGCCAACCACCGAAAGGACGATGGCAATGGCAAGCAGGAATCGTTTCATCGCATCCTCCTAGTCGATGCCGTAATTACAGTTGGCGACCCAGTTCTGGTAGCCGTAGCCCGAGTATTCGGACCCGTCCTCTCCTTTAAAGTAGTACCAGCCGTAGGCCGAGTAGACGGTTCCGAGATTGATGCCGTGGCACTCGGCCGTGGTGGTCCCGGTGGTGGCCGCGCTATAGACGTCGGTGTCGCAATCCCACCAGGTGCCGTTGATGACGATACAGGCCTGGAGGACGCGCGAGCCGGGATCACCCGCCGCACAGGAAAAGCCGCCGCTGCCGTAGACGGTGGACTGGCCGCCCGGCCGCCACGCGCCGTTGGACCACGAGGTACAGCCCGCTTCGGCCATGGCCTGCTGCACCGTCAGCAGGCCGGGTTTCGGTCCCGGCACCACGGAGAGGACCGGGACGAGGGAGAGGACAATCAGGACCGCGATCAGGATGCGTTTCATCTCAACACCTCGGCAGGTACTTGGTTGGTCCGTACCAGTTCCAGACGAATCCAGATGAACTGGTCAGTTGGACGCGGATATAGGACGGGTAGGGACCGGCGTACTGGATCTGGCAACTGGGGCTTGACCAGAGGACCTTGTTCGTGCCGGTCGTCGTCCCGGATGCCCGCGATACCCCATCCTGAATGATGTAGACCCGCAGGGTGCGGTAGAGGACGGTGCCGCACTCGATCACGCCCTGCCCGATGATGTAGTTCCCGGACGTGCCGAGACTGGTCGAGGTCAGCCAGCACGAGTCCGCCGCCGCCGACTGGGGTCCCAGCGAGCGCAACGCGGTGGGGCCACCGGTCAGGGCGAATCCGGGCAGGATCACGGCGCATGCAATGGCAAGCGCAATCAGGATACGTTTCATGGGATTACCTCCGGTTGGCGCAGCGGTCGAGCCACGCCCCAAATTCGGCCACGGACCACCCGCGCGGGCGGCCCTTCTCCGCGATCTCGCGACAGATCTCCTCCTCACACTGGTTGCGTTTTGCCGTCTGTTCGGCCATAACGGAGACGAGCAGCACGATGCCGATAATGGCGAGGACCCAGAGCGGATTGATCCCGCTCCACATCCCCGGATCGCCCGTGTTCGTCGGATCCGGGGGGTTCGCCTCGTAGCCTGAGATCATCGTAGTTCTCCCATCGTGTCCCGTCCCATCGCCACGTTCTGCCGTCATCGCCTTCGCAGTAGAGGGCATCGCCCCAGACGGCGCAATTCATATCCGGAATCCCGACCAGCGTTTCTCGCATCGGGTGCATTTCAGACTGAAGAGACACGCAAGACCAGGACATCCCACGATCCGTTCGAACGGCCAGTCGTGGCGACCGATCAGGCAGCGAAGATCCTTCATGTCGGTTTCTCCACCCTGCGGACCAGTAATCGGTTGCCGCCGAGGGCCTTGACGAAGCGGTAGACGATGTTGTTGCCGACCTGGATCTCATGCCCTTGCAGGTTCTTGGTCCAGTACTCGGGGTGCTGAACCTCGATAATGGTGAGTCCTTCGCCCCGGTCGACTCGTCGTCCCCGGTTTCCGCTCTCGTCATTCCTCATCGGGTGAGGACCGTGGCCCGTCCGATGGGCGTCTCGACCTCGCGCTGGCCCTCCCAGCCCATCATCTTCCGGGTTTTGGCCCGTAATCGCATGACAAAGGGCTCGCCGTGGGGGTTGAGTGAGGCTCCATGGGTCCGCAGGTACTCCAGAAAGCGGTCGGGATCGAGATACTCGGTGCTGAAACTGATCGTACCTTCCGGTAATTCGACGGTGTCATACCATTTCATCCGTTTTCTCCTCCAGGAGCGCCAGGGCATCGGTCATCACCTCCAGTTCAGCCACGCGATCCCCCTCGGGACCCTCGCCGGTCAGCTTGGCCCGGGCCACGGTCGAATCGAGGAGGTCTTCATAGCGGAGGCGGAGGGTGCGAATCCGGCTCATCCGGGCCTGGAGCGCGCTCTGGCGCTCGGTGTCAGTCGGGGTCGTCATTGATCGCCTCCGAAAGGGTCAGAATGCGGTCCATCTGGCGCTGTTTCTGGTCCAACTGGGCCTTGAGGCGGGCGACATCGGCCTCGGCGTCGTCGAGGGCGTCCTTGTCCCGGGTCCACGCGGCTTTCAGATCGGCCAACAGGTCGGCATTGGCCTCCAGCACTTTCTGTTTCTTCGGGTTTGGTGGCATGGGATCCTCCTTGGCGGCACTATACGAGTCGTATATCGGAGTGTCAATACGATATCGCATTTGACAGCCATGCGATGATATGGGTAACCATTTCTCTCCTCCTGCGAGGTGGTTCCGGGGACTGTACCTCCAGTCCCCGGAACGCAGGGAGACAATGGTGGAGGACAGAGAATGGTTGACCCCTCTCCCAACGGAACCGAATCGAACCAAACCGACCGGGTCTGGCTGCACCGCGATGGCATGTCGTTGTACGTGACGGTCGACGGAGTTGTGGTTGATACCTGCGTCGGATGGCGAGACGATGTGACCCGGACGATGTTCATGAACCACGTCAGGGCGCTGAACGCCTGGTTGGACGGCGAGTGATGGCAAAAGGGTCCTATCTTCCGCGCCGATACCGCCGCAAGAAGGGGCATACCAATTACGACCTTGCCCAGAAGCGTGAAGCGCAGCGGCGACTCGAAGGAATCCCGGTGACGGCGGTTCCGGCGAGTGGTCCGACATTAAAAGACGACGATGCCCCGAACCGGATTGACTGGTGTGAGCCACTTGATCCGGTTTTTCGCGTTCGCTGAGAACGCTGGACAACTGATACTTACCTCGCTCCGTTGATGTCTGGAGTCCGTAACAGGATGAGCGCCCCAGTCGAGCTGTTGGTGTGCCCATCATCGGCCCATGTGCCTCGTCACACCAAGGGATGACCCTCAGCCGTCATCCCGTCCGTCATCTCGTGGGGAACCATCTAAAGGAGGGGTACAATCCACCATCTATCAAAGATAGATTCCTTACTGCCGTAGGCCGCGAAGCGTTGTATCATTCCCCCGGAGCGGTACCCGGTATCTGCGGTGTGGTTTCCCAAGAGTGACAACTCCCACAGCCGCTCCCCTTCCCACAGGCCGGTAGCCAGACGGCACGTCAGTTATCCCGAGGAGCGCGACCAGCCATCGGGATGATTGGCGTTTCCATTACGGGAACACAG